GGATTTGGTAGCAACACAGATTACGCCAAACATTAATCCACGCAACAATGCCGGTGGAATACCAGGCGGCGCTGGCTATTTAGGTACTGCTGGAGCTAGCAAAGGTGGTGGAGGAGCTTACCCAAGTCCAAGTGGTGGCAGTCGTTTTGGAACAACAGAAACAGAATACGCAATTGATGCTAAACACGTAGTTCATTTGTCGCTATCAGAAGGTTTAGATAACAATTATCCGTTTGGTAACAGCCTTTTAGAAAACATTTTTAAAGTCTACAAGCAAAAAGAATTGCTTGAAGATGCTATTTTAATCTATCGTATTCAACGTGCTCCGGAGCGCAGAGTGTTTCACATTGACGTTGGAAACATGCCAGGGCACATGGCAATGGCATTTGTAGAAAGGGTTAAAAATGAAATCCATCAACGAAGAATTCCAAGCCAAACCGGCGGCGGACAAAACGTTATTGATAGTGCTTATAATCCATTGTCTATTAATGAAGATTACTTTTTCCCTCAAACAGCCGAAGGAAGAGGATCTAAAGTTGAGACTCTACCTGGAGGGACGAATCTTGGCGAGATTGATGATTTAAAATACTTCACTAACAAATTATTCCGTGGTTTACGCATTCCTTCAAGCTATCTGCCAACGGGCGCAGATGACAGCCAAGCAAGTTACAATGACGGTCGTGTAGGTACTGCATATATTCAAGAATTACGTTTTAACAAGTACTGCGAACGTTTACAAGCACTTGTATCAAGCGTGTTTGATGAAGAATTTAAGCTATACATGAGCCTTAGAGGTGTTAATATTGATTCAAATTTATTTGAATTAAAATTTAATCCTCCTCTTAACTTTGCCAGCAGCCGCCAAGCAGACATGGACGGACAACGTATTAATACATTTAATACTATTCAAGCTATACCATTTGTATCAAAACGTTTTGCAATGAAGCGTTTCTTAGGTTTAAGCGAAGAAGAAATTGCTGAAAACGAACGTATGTGGGCTGAAGAAAACGGCAAAGGTCAGCCAACAATGACTGACGCCGCTGGCGAACTGCGTAGTGCAGGCCTAAGCGCAGGAGGTATTGAAGGTGATCTTGGTATGGCTGGAGACTTGTCTGCACCTGAAGATATGGAAGCTGAACTAGGTCCTGCACCAGTCGGCGGCGCCGCTCCTCCAGTAGCTGGCGCACCAGCTACGCCACCTCCTGCATAAATATAATCATGCTATTAAGAGAAATGTTTTATATTGATCCCGATACAAGACGTATCGCCAATGATCTGAGATACAGTCCAGATCGTGACATGACCACCTTACATAGATCAGATACTCGTAAAACTAGACTAAGTCTACGTCAAATCAATGAGCTAAGGAAAGCAAGCGAAGCTCACATACTTGAACAAGAAAGAGAATTAGAATTCATAGCTGACATGTACAAAGCACCGGCTCCGGCTGCTCCAGCATAAATAAATGGATTTTTTTACAAAAATGACTGATTTTCAGCCATTATAAACCCTTTTTTACGATTAAATGTAAATATTACACAGCCTTGTCATCATTACAGGAGAACAGAACATGACTGACCGCAAACAATTTGAAGCCATGCTTGAGGCTCTGATCAACGAAGATACAGAACAAGCAAAAGAAATTTTTCATAATATTGTAGTAGCTAAGTCTCGCGAAATTTATGAAGAACTTCTAAGTGAAGATTTTGACGAAGAAGAAGCCGTCGAAGAAGAAATGGAAGACGAAGAAGTTGACGAAAACTTAATTGTTCAACCAACTGATGGAGTCAAAGACGGCCAACATCCTAACATCGGTGATGATACTCGCAAGAGAGCCGGTGTTGGAGAAGACGCAGCAGAAGATGAAGAAGACGACGACTTTGGTGACGACGATGTCGGTGGCGATGCAACTGACGACATGATTGGTGACGTTGATGCAGATGCTGACGGCGAAGAAGAGATGGACGATGAAGAGCAAACTGATCGTATTCTTGACTTAGAAGATGCTTTAGAAGAACTAAAAGCAGAATTTGAACAACTAATGGCCGGCGAAGAAAGCGGCGACGACATGGGCGACATGGGCGCTGACGACATGGGTGATATGGACGACATGGGTGGTATGGGAGACGAAGAAGACGAACTACAAACCATGATGGAATATGTTAACAAAGTTGGCGGACAAACATACAACCAATTTGGTAAAATGGGCGATGACGGTGTAAACACCAAGTCTATCGTCGCTGGTAAGAACGACATGGGCGGTACTGCAAAGAACATTGCTCAAGGTTTTAGCACAGAAAAAGGCGGCACAGAAGGTGGCCTAGCAAAAACAAAACCAGAAGATTTAACAGCTGGTTTAGGCGAAATCCATAACCGTGTTGACAGCAAAGCTGGCAAGAAGGCTTTCACTAAGAAAGAGCCAGGTCACGGTGCTGAGAAGAAAGGTGCAGCTGAAAAAGCCGATAATAAGACTAGCATGATTAATGGCGCACCAGGTCGTGCAAGATAATTTAAAGAGACATAGCAATATGTTATACCTCCGAGAGAATCTCAGTTTCAGCGAAGCAAAAATGATCGTTGAATCTGATGACAAAGACGGGAAAAACCTATACATGTCTGGTATTTGCATACAAGGAGGAATCCGTAATGCAAACCAGCGTGTGTACCCTGTGAGTGAGATTGGCAAGGCTGTCAAGACCCTTAACGATCAGATTCAAAACGGTTATTCAGTTCTCGGGGAAGTAGATCATCCTGATGATCTAAAAATAAACTTGGACCGTGTCAGTCACATGATAGTTAATATGTGGATGGATGGTCCAAACGGTTATGGTAAACTTAAAATTTTACCTACACCAATGGGACAACTAATTCGTACCATGCTTGAAAGTGGTGTGAAATTAGGAGTAAGTTCGCGCGGATCCGGAAACGTCAGAGATGACGGGTCCGGTGAAGTGTCTGATTTTGAGATTATCACAGTAGATATGGTAGCTCAACCTAGTGCTCCTGGAGCATATCCTACACCAATTTATGAACACTTGATGAATAGTCGTGGTGGTTATAATGCCTTGCGTATAGCGCAAGAGGTGAAAGGGGATCCTAAAGCACAGAAATATCTCAAAGAGAGCTTATTAGGAATAATAAGCAAACTCCAATAACAAGGAGAATCACATGTTGGATGCGTTAAAACAGTTATTTGAGAACAATGTGATTTCTGAAGAGATCAAAGAGTCGATTCAAGCCGCTTGGGATGCGAAGATCAATGAGAATCGCGAACAAGTAGCACAACAATTACGTGAAGAGTTTGCACAAAAATACGAACACGACAAAGAACAAATGATTGAAGCTATCGATAGAATGGTCACTGATCACCTATCTACTGAAATCGTTGAATTTGCTGAAGATCGTAAGTCACTAGCAGAAATGAAAGTCAAGTATGCTCAAAATATGAAGCAACATGCTGGCCTAATGAAGGAATTTGTTAGCCGTCAGTTAGCTGCTGAAGTACGTGAGTTACATGAAGATCAAGTTGCTATGGCTGAAAAATTTGGAACTCTTGAAAAATTTGTTGTAGAGGCTCTTGCTGAAGAAATTGCAGAGTTTTACAAAGATAAACAAGATTTAGCTGAAACTAAAGTTCGTCTAGTCCGTGAAGGTCGTGAAGAACTTAAGAATATGAAACAGCAGTTTATCGAACGTGCCGCTAAGATGGTTGATAGTGTAGTTAATGAAAGTCTACGTACAGAGTTAACAGCACTAAAAGAAGACATTGATGCTGCTCGTCGTAACGACTTTGGCCGTAAGCTATTCGAAGCTTTTGCTAGCGAATACCAAGCCAGTTATCTAAACGAAAAGTCGGAAACATCAAAATTACTAAAGGTTATAAACCTAAAAGAATTAGCTATTCAAGAAGCTGCACAAGCTGCTGAAGATGCTAAAGCATTAGTAGAAAGTAAAGAAGCAGAAATTGCTTACTTAAAAGAGGCACAAGAAAGAAAAGCAATCATGAACGAATTACTTGCTCCATTAAACTCAGAGCAACGTGACATCATGAGTGAGTTAATGGAGAGTGTAAAAACTACTCGTTTAAACGAGAGTTTTGAGAAATACTTACCGGCAGTACTCAACGGTACAGCAGGTAAAGCTCCGCAGAAGAAACAGGCACTTGTAGAGGCAAAAGAAATCACCGGAAATAAAGAAATTTCCAACAGCAAACGTAGCAGCGAGAGCGACAGCAACATTATCGATATTCGTCGCCTTGCAGGACTAAAAATTTAAGGAGAAATTTAAATGTCAGAACTACTAAACGGCCGTTGGGCAGAAACCAAAGAAGCTCTTTTAGAAGGCCTACAAGGCACAAAAAGATCTGTAATGGGTGTTACATTAGAAAACACACGTAAGTATCTAATTGAATCCCCAACAGCAGGTGCCACTTCTGCCGGCAACGTTGCAACATTAAATCGTGTTATTCTTCCAGTTATTCGTCGTGTAATGCCAACAGTTATCGCTAATGAACTAGTTGGTGTTCAGCCTATGACTGGACCAGTTGGTCAAATCCATACTCTACGTGTTCGCTATGCAGATAGCAGCAGCGGAGCTGGTGTTGTCGCTGGTGAAGAGGCACTAAGCCCATTCAAGATTGCTGAAGCTTACTCAGGTAATGAGGCAAGCCCAGCAAAAGCAGCTTCCACAGCAACTCTAGAAGGTGCCGCTGGTAAGCGTATGAGCATTCAAATTCTCAAACAAACAGTTGAGGCACGTACACGTAAGTTAAGTGCTCGCTGGACATTTGAGGCTGCTCAAGATGCACAAGCCCAACAAGGTATTGACATCGAAGCAGAAGTTATGGCTGCTCTAGCACAAGAAATTACAGCTGAAATTGACCAAGAGATTCTACAATCTTTAGCAACTCTTTCTGGTTCAGCAGTTGAAACATACAACCAGTCACAAGTTTCTGGTACAGCAACATTCGTTGGTGACGAACACGCAGCTCTTGCAGTTCAAATCAACCGTGCTAGTAACTTGATTGCACAGCGTACACGTCGTGGTGCTGGTAACTGGGCAGTTGTTAGCCCATTCGCGCTAACAATTCTTCAGTCTGCTACTACAAGTG